GTAAGGCTGTCTGTAAGGCTCTGGAAGAGCGTATTGGCATCATTTAGTGTTAGGGTCGGAGTGCCATCAGAAACAGTCAGAGAGTCCGTCAGGGTGTCTCCCTGTAGATAGAATCCGTCTCCCGTATGGTTCTCCAATACTGTCAGATGAATCAGGTCTGGGGTCTGGTCAATAGCAGAACCCCACTCAATTGTCCTTCTTTTGACAACACCCTTATCCATTACGCCATTTGTATAAATGGGCGTGGCAGTAGTTATATGATCGCCAACTTCAACTGCAAGATTCTTGAGAACAGTAGTTACACCTGCCTTAAACTTTGGCACACTATATTGGTCATATAATCTTTTGGTGACAAATTCTGCTGTTACTTGATCCCTCGCCATTGGGAGATCATAAGCTCGTTCTCTGGAATAATTACCAACAGTTCTTGTGGCATCCAGCGGTGTTTTAATAAGACTATCGCCACTTCCTAACTTTTCCGCATATTCATAACGTCTGGCATAATCCTTAATCTGCGAATAATCATATCTAGCCATCACCTCTGTTGCCAGATCAGATGATCTTGATCTGCTTAGACTCATGGATTGCATCACTAGATCGCCACTCGCCACCGTTGCATCAGCGGTTAGGGAATCATCTACATACTTAATCTGAGCCAAGCCATTACGCCAATTAAGTGTGGAATTGGCGTGAAATAACATATCCCCAAGGATATCTCTAAACCTGTTTGGTTCAGTAATCGCAAAATCTATAGCCCTGAACCCCTCAGTATTATCAAAATTCATTAGATCAGCGTTAGGTGAGCTATTTTCTGTGGCTGTTGCTACAGTATTCAATAGCGGATATTTGGTTACTCCACTATTAGATGCAGAATCAGTGTTATAAACCTTATCGAAAGCAGTATCAGCATCACTTTCATTGGTGAATGATGCGATAGTTGCGCTTCCAGCACTGCCGGAGACAGGATTTCTTGCGTATTTATTTATGAATTTCTTAATCTGATTATGTGGAGCAATATAACCACTCGCTCCATCACAAATACCAATCACATCACAAGTGATGGTATTACCGATCAGAACATCAGCGGCACTATTACCGCCCACCAACTTAACTGTGCCTGTCTTAGATGCTGACCCTTCTTTTGTCGCAAATCCTGTTTTGAAAACAGCGGCTTTTACTTCTGTGGTTGGAGAGCCACCCACGCCAGCAGGAAATTTGAGCCTATATCCGCTACTTACTTTTGTGTAATAACTAACATTTGCAGAGAATACAGCATAAGAAACAGCACCCAAGTTATCTGTTCTGATTGCCTTGAATCTTAGATACCAAAAGTTACCAGAATACTCAATTAGTACACTCGGACTATTAGATGTAAAAGAGAGCGGTGGCTTAATAACTGAGCTACTGCCAACCTGTCTGATCCATGTATCGTATGATCCTGACTTTATCCTTATGTTAGTGCCAGACCCAGAATACTCATATTCCAATGTATGCTCATACCATTGTTCGCCACCAGTGTCATGCTTGTGTCCAGGCTCATCAACATCAATGGTATCATCTACATCAATCGTATCATCTACATCAATGGTATCTTGAATCTCCATACCACCACTACCTTGAACAGCCACGCCTCCAGCATTAGTAGGTACAACAACATACGCTTTCCCGTTTGGTATATTCCATGTGGAGCAAGTATCGAACATTGAATGATTGATTATGACTGTGGCAGAGACAGGCATACCATCAACTCTTACATTACTAATAGCTTCTACAGGATGATCCGCAACCAGATAAACATATCCTTCCTCTTCAAGTGGACATGATTCTTTCTGGTAAAAAACATCTCCGCTTGAATGATCGTTTATTAGTGATGCTGAGAGATTTACCTTCCATAAATTAACTGATGTATCAAACTCAATAGATTCGATCTCAACCTCTTCATTCGCAGAAGTCCATGTACCACCGCCAGATACACAAGTTGATTGTGTATCGTAATCTGTCCATGTGCCACCATAACTTTCACAGGTTGTTTGGGTTGTATGTTCCGCAATAGAACATAAGCCATAGATATTGCATTTTCCTGTTAATGAATCGCCTGTTACCCAATCTGTAGTTGTATTGATAACCATAGTGGGATATCCCCCACCAATCACCTCTGCGGCATTTATCCACCAACTCACATCATCAGTCACATATATATAATCATCGCCAGCAGAACCAACTACAGGTGGCATACCTACTACATATTGGGTTGCATCATAGACCGTACCAGACGCATTTTGAGACAGAATAGATGCAAAACCAGATGCTACAGGACGACATACCAAATCCCTAACTCGCCCCATAACGATTGGTTTCGTGTCACCAATCGCATCAGGATCAGCATACGGATATTCTTCTCTAGTTATCAGGTCTGGCAATTGTCGATCATAACTATGTGCTATATCTTGCAGATTAAATGAGACAGAATCCTCTGTGATCTCAATACCGCCTTCAACAGCACCAACAAACATTACCTCTGCATCGGTAACTGTTCCCGCCCCCACTGAATCCTCAAAGCCAAGATAAACAGTGCATTTCATACCTGCCTGTATAGCACCAGCAAGATTGGTTGGTGAATTGGCAATCTGTAATCCCATCTCTCCGAATACCTGATGAGATTGATCCATCTCTTGTTCAAGCGGAGATGTATTTACAATGCGAGCCTCATAAGTCTGCGAGTCGTAAGTAATCTCTCGTTCTGACCAGTAATAATTGGTAGTGGTCTGCGTACCTGTTCCAGCAGATGCGCCAGAGACATAAGTGACCAGATCATACTTAACGAACACAACTGGCAGATATGTACTATCCGCAAGTTTTGTTGTAAAGCCTGAGCCGAATGTCCTCATGCTGTCTGAATCAGATTGAAGGTTGCACGATACATTCTATCTTTGAATATCTCTGCGATATTCATCCCCTCCTCAAAGCGAACAGTATATATATCTGAATATGGATCAGTGTATTGGAAGGTCTTTTGATTGCCATTAACGGTCGAATCATAAAAAGATTCCAGATCATCTCTCTCGCTCTCAGAGGTCAACACTACCGATACTGTATAGCGATAATTGGTCACGCTTCTGGAGTAGACATAGAATGTGCCATCCTCCATCTGCACTTGTGAATTATGCTTTAGAACTTCACGCTCATACGGTGACTCTGGATCATTAGTAAATGTCAGAGTCGTTGTAGGACTTGCGGCAGTTGGGTAATTGAACTCCACTATCTTGCCCTCGCCATTGAGAGATTACCAAAGCCACCAGCGTTTCTACCTCTGGCAACATTCATTCCAACCCTTGCACCCCTATTGATATTGTCACCCCTTGCGCCCAAAGCATTGTTAATGCCATGAGCAGATGCGCTCGTATAGATATTGGTTACGGTAGATGTGCCCCCCGTATCAGCGGAGATTTTGCCAGATGTGGTCGGTGTAAATACTTCTGCTCCACGCTCTCCCACTAGATAGGACTGGTTAGCAGTAACGCCACCGCCTGATGCTCTAGTTCCGGATGTGCCATGCACAGCATTAGCTAAACTACTCCCCATCCCTCTTCCAAACTTTTGCAAAGCATTAAAACCTTTAATGACTGTTCTGATAGCAGACGCTATTGCTTTCAATATAGTCATAACGTCCTTAGCACCCTGCTTGAAGTTAGCCCACATTGACGCACCGTCAGTTTTAAGGAATGTTTTAATCTTGTTAAACCACTTGATTAGAGTCTCTCCAAAAGCCTTCCCTTTGGCTCTCATCTCCTCCATACTGACTTTGAACGAGAAGAACTTGAGACCCATAGCCTCAAAAGCACTAACAAAGGCTGAACCAAGACCTTTAATCCACTCAATAGCACCACCCATAACCTCGCCAAGCATATTCGCCCATCCGAAGATGACACCGTTATTCCCCCATTCTCCAATCTTATCTAAGATGCCCTGCAACCCTTCCTTTACCTTTGGAAGTATCTGCTCTGCTACCTTCGACTTGAAGTTAGTCCATGCGTCCGAAAGGTTAGATAACATGCCGTTCATGGTCTTTGAACGCTCCTGCATTGCACCTTGATATTTCTCATTCTATATTGCACTCAAGGTAGAGGTAATCATTGCCCTGTTATTACGATCAACAACCTTGAACGTCTCTTTACCCATCTTGTCGGTAAAAGTAAGGGCGGTCTTGCCGACATCAGCCATCGTTGCGCCCATTGTTGCCGCATTAGATTTTGTAATCTGAATCGCCTTAATACCGAACTCTTTTAATCGCTCAAACTCCCCTGTCTGTGCGTCAGCTAACGCCTCAACCGCCATGCCTATATCTTTACCCATGGCGGCCGCTGTATCGCCAAGCGTTTTCATTACTTTAGTGCCATCAATGCCATAAGCGGCTAACTTGACGAATGATGCCGTTAGATTTTCTATCTCAAAAGGAGTTGTCTGTGCGAACTTACCCAACCAAGCGAAGGCTTTGTTGGCTTTATCTTGCGAGCCGAGAACAGTTTTTAGAGTCGCCTTATAATCTTCAAATGCCCCGCCCGTTTGAAGAACGGATTTTGTTAATCCAATAAACCCTGCCGCTCCTGCTAGAGCTACTATAGATGTTTTGAAATTAAGTAGCGCACCTGTAACCTTCTTAAAAGCACCACCGATACCAGAAGAGACTTTGGCGGCAACTCTTCCCATCTTTTTAAGGCTTTTACTAATGCCACGAATAGCTTTTGACGCTTTGTCTCTGGCACTAATCAGGATTTCCATGCGTGAAGCCATTGATCGCCTCCATTATCATTACCAACCTATACGGTTGCTCTGCCCAAGTTCCCCTGTTTGGAAACTGCCCTTTCTGCCAATACTGATAGATTCTGAAATAGTCTCCCATCTCGTTAGCATCTATCACTGGACATCTTGTCGTATGCCCTTTTACACCATGCACCATTACTATTGTTGACGCATGGTAATCACATCCTCTTGCCTCTTTATCACGATCATTGCATTTAGAGCAGTCATACTGCAACTCCCCCTGCATGACTGCCCCTAGGATTTTTTTTCATCGTCATCTCCAAACCCGTTCAGATTCAGCGCAACATTTCCCAACTCCTCAACAATCCCCAATCTTGCCAGCTTATTCATTGTGGAGTCAGACAACTTGCCTCTTTCAATCTTTAACTTAAAAGGTAAATTTGTTGCCTTTTTCATTGAATGACGAAGAGCGTCAGCAGTTAATCCAAAAAGATTTGTATTTATCTCTTGTCCGTCCCCGCCAAGTTCAAACCTAATATGCCTATCCTTGATCTCGGCAAACTTCATGTATGAAATTGTACCGATTTCAAAGATAGTCGGCTCTTCCCCGTCAACAAAAGCTAAATCTTTCATATCGTGGGAATTCTTATAAGCCTCGATATCAGAATTATCCTGATCAATGGCTGGGTCATCAACAGAGACAACCTTGATCGCCTCACTTCTATCTATCGCCTTAAAAGCCATTAAGCAACTGTACTCTTCGTCAATGCACCATGCCCTTGACCAGAGAACGAAAATCCAATTACTCCCTCAGACGTAGCCTCAATACCAACCTCACCCATTATGATTGTTCCTGAGAAGTTCTCATCACCAGTAGTGTCGCCCTCTGAGCGACATTCAATACTGTAGCTGGAATCTCCAGAGATAACCTCGTCCACAATTGCATTCTGATATGTGTCATCAGGATCATACTTACCTGAACCCTCTACTGACCACCCCTTGCTAGTGGCAGTAGTATCTATCCACTCATCACCGAAAGCGTTATGTTGTTCGCTGTTCTGCGTGATAGTCAAAGTGAAGCTGGTTA